GGGTTACCGGCGTAGAAGTACGTGCGCTCACGGACGGCGGCAGGGTCTTGCAGGCGCTCGGCCTCAGCCCCCTTGATGCCGGTGCCGTAGCGGCTGGGATCGGTCTGGGTCAAGTTGGGCTCGTTGCTGAAATGCGTGAGTTCAGCGCCAGTGGGGTTCTGGGGCTTGATCAGGTGCTTGATGTAGCTGGGCACGCCACCGGCATAGTCGCCACGGTTCATTTCGGGAGGCAGCAGCACGGCCTTCTGCGGGGCGTACTGGAAGTGGTTGGACAGCAGGTCGCGCTTCATTTCCTGCGCTTGGTCGGCCAGATCGTCACGGCCACTGCGGCGGGCATGGTTAATCTTTTCGTCCAAGTCGCGCACGGCACGCTTGATTTCAGTATTGAGCGGGGTGTAGTTGACCACGCTGTTTTGGCCTCGGGTCTCTGCGGTGAGTGCAGCCTGTGCCAGTGGACTGAACATGGCGGAGTGAGCGGCCCACGCCTTCTCTTCCCCCTTGGGGCCGAACTCTGTGCCATGGACTCCATGACCATAGAAGTCATGCACGGCCCGGAACATCTCATTGGTGTTCAGGCCGGTCTCAGGGTCGATCTCGTGCAGGAAGTCGTGCTTGTCGCCGCCTTGGAAGACATTCAGGTGGCGATTGTTGTAGATGTCCGCCAGCATGTGCTTGCTGCTGGGGTAGTTGCCTTCACCGTTGCGGTGGTAGCTGGTGTCTACCGGCAGGCTATGGAACTGCTGCTTGGTCTCGTGTGCAAGCTGGTTGTAAGCTTTGGCGAGTAGGTCGTCGTAGTCCTTGGCGCTCATGGCCTCGGGCAGGTGCTTCTTGTACGCCTCAAAGACTGCTTGCTTGTACTCAGGGTGTTCGGTCGCTGCCAGATTGAAGGCTTGGCCGATGGGGCCTTGCTTGCGCAGGGAACTCTCGCTGTTCTCAATCGGTGCATACGCCCGGCCAAACATCTGGCGGGTGTAGGCGTCAGCAGCCCGGTGAGCGAGCCCAGTCTTGGAGCGGATTATTTCCCTGATGTCCGCATCCGCAAGTGGTTGCGCATGCTCGCCTCGTGGTAGTCCGCGTGCATCGTTGGAGTCTTTCCCAGAATCTTTTCGATGCTCTTGCTTAGCTGTGCTGCTTTTTTTAGTGCGGCGTGGACGGACGCGCCAGAATGGGCCTTCTTGTGCTGTGTCATATTTGGTTCCAGTCATGTGAATTTGACCCCGATAAACGATTTCCCCCGATCATACCTTTGACTAGATGTCAAGTCTATGCTTGCAGCCTTGGCACTTGGAGTCGGCTTGGCCCAGTGCGGTCTTGGTGTACTGGCAGTCACGGGCCATGGTGAAGGGGACAGATTTCATGCTGGCTTCCCGCGTCCAGCCGCTCATGAAGTTTTGATACCAGCCATCTTGAACGGCCACGATCTGGTCAAACTCGCGTCGGTTGTGGCACCCATAGGTGATGGTGGGCTTCAGTAGCATTGTAAGTTTCCTGTAAGGTGGAGTCGGACTCCACTCAAGCGGAGTACGGGTTGGTCATGGATCGGACGCGTTGGTTGTACTCATCCGCGTCAAGGACATCATCCTCATCCACCGAATCCTCACGGGGGAAGTCGATGCTGATCCAGCCTGCATCACGCAGGTAGCGCAGGCCCTGACTGATGCAATCTACGAACTCGTCGTGAACCGTGCCCTCTGGGAATGAGCAGATTTGGCTCACGCAGCCTTCGGCCCAGTCCTTGACGAATCCCGGCTTGACACTGGACTCGGGCACATAGACTCGGCCAGCCTTGATGATGTTGGCGACGATGCTGAGGCGCTGAACCTTGTCAGCTCGGCCGGGGTTGTACGCGATGACGGGCAGGCTGGCCTGTTGCAAGTCTTGGATCAGGCTGATACCGGCGGACTTGTCTTCAACAAGGATCACGTCCACTCGCTTCTTGCCTTTGCCTTCGCCGTACACCACCTCGAACTCGTCGATTACCTTGGGGCGTAGCTGCGGGTACTGGAGGTGGTCTTGCCAGCAGTCGAGGATCATGACGCACATGCCGCCGTCCAGTGGCTTGAACACCCCAAAGGTGATGCAGCCAGTGGGGTCGTTGATGGTCTTGTCGCTGGTGGCGCAGTCGTAGGACTGGAGGATGTACTCCAGCTTGGGGAATGGCTTGCCTGCGCCCCAGAGCTTGAACCACTCACGCTTGACGATGCCACCCTCTTCTGGGTCGATGATCTCGGCGTGAATCTCCTGCCGCCCAAGGTTGGTGCCCTCGTACTGGAGGATTTGCTTCTGGAAGCTGGGCGCAAGGTTCTTGATGTTGCTGTACGTGCTGGCCCGCGTGATGGTCACGTCGTCGCCTTCACGGTCGATCAGCTCCAGCACCACGTCCTTGGGCTTGGGTGTGGTGGAGCAGATCAGCTTGGTGCGCGTGCCCAGACGGATGCCGAACTGGATCATGTCCCACGACTCGCGCAGGTACTCCCATGCGGCCAGCTCGTCCAGCCACCCGCCATGGAACTGCGGGCCACGGAAGCGCTCAGGCTCGGACGCGGGTATGCCTTTGATCAGGCTCCCGTTGACCAGCGTGATCTCATGCAGGCTGGAGTTGTACTTAGCTACCAGCAGCGGCGGGATGACCTTGAGCAGGCCGGAGTCGCCCTCGAAGCAGGTGGACTTCAAGTCGCCGGACGTTGGAGCCGACACCAGCCACCGGGTGCCAGCCTCTTCGCACGCCCATGATGCCAGCGTCTCAGCCGCTGCACGGGTCTTTCCTGCGCCTCGACCGGCCAGCAGCAGCCAGATGTTCCACCAGTCGCCTGCGGGCTCGATTTGGTGCTTCAGGGCCTGTTCGTTCAGCCATTTGAACTGCCAGTTGAAGACGATCTGCTGGTGCGGGGTGAGGGCGGTGAACTCCTTCTGGGTCTTCTCGTCCTCCATGACGACTTCAAGAGCACTCATTGTGACTTGATGTATGCGTAGGACTCGTTGATGCTCTTGATGTCCGCCTCCAAGAGGCTCAGGTCTTGCAGTACCTCGCGCTGGACAAGCGCAAGGCCGTAGTCCATGAGGTACTCTTCAATGACGTTGAAGCGCCCGGACGACCGCACGATCCACGGCCTGATGTGCAGGCGCAACCGGAAGCGGCGGTAGGACATGATGCGGGTCACGGCGTCGTACCACGCCCACACGGCCACAAAGCCGCCAGCAGCTCGGTATAGGTTCAAGCCGACGCGGCGGATGTCGCCTTCCTTGATGAAGTGGATCATTCTGCTGCCTCGTATATCAGTTCAAATAGGTCGGGTTTGAAGGTAAAAAGCTCACCTTTGACTCCAGTGATGATCCAGTCTCCGGGCTCGACCAGAATATCTCGCTCTGGGGTGTCAATGTATGGGTAGTCGCCGTCAAGCACGGCAGGGTGGTCGCCCAGCTTGAACCACTGTGTGGCTTCGATTACCACGGGCTTTTGGCGGTACTTCATGCTCGTTCGTTCCATGCGTCAATAGCGCGTTTGTTGGCGTCATCATAGGCTTGATCTCGCGTCTGGCCCTCACCAATGGTGTACCTTACATCAGGCGCTTGTGCCCCACATGAGTTGCAGATGGCAACACGCCAACGGTAGGTTTCGCCTTCAAACACGGTCACATTGCTGTCCCCACAGAATGGGCAGGGCTTGGCGTTAGGGACGTTGAATGGGTCATTCATTTCTCGGACTGCCTTTGCATCTTGAGGTTCTTGAGCAGCTCACCGAAGACGTTGTGGTTGTTTTCGATGATCACCGGGTTCACGTCGTCCCCAGCGTGGACAACCTTGTCACCGTATTTCTTGGGGTTGAACTTCGCCAGCAGCTTGAGCCGGGTCTCAATCCGTAGCTTGGATCGCTGGATATTGTCACCGTTCACCTGCCAGCCTACGGGACGGCCCTCAGCGTCGAGGCGCTCCATCCAGTCGTTCCCGGCGTTGTCGGCGATGTCCAAGCATTCCTCAGCCATGGCGTCGTAACCAACGTCACGCGCATGTGCGATGGCTGTGGCAAGGTCTGGGTCTTTCCTCATCCAGTCATACACCGTCCTCCATGCTGGGAAGCCTTCGTTCTCCCTGCATATCTGTCTCAGTGGTATTCCCTCACTGAGCTTCTCACACATGATGCGTGCGATCTCTGGGTTGTATGTGGATGTGCCACCACCCTTGTTTTTGGTCGCGGCCTGCTTTTTGTCTGTCATGTCTTGTTCC